ACAAGGAGGAAAATCCTATGGCAAAAACAACAAAAAAAGAAGCAACAGAAATTGTTGAGAAATCTATTGCTACTGTTGAAGATGTTCAGGTCGCTCCACAAGAAGATGCCGTAGTTGAAGTTGCTGAAGTTACAAAATCAGAAGATGTTGTAGCAGAAACAATTTTAACAACCGAGCAGGCTGTGGTAGCAGAAGTAACTAAGGCAGAAGAGCCAACAGTTTCAGAAGTTACTAAGTCTGAAGAGGTAGTTTCTGAAGTTAAGACTGAAGAAGTATCTAAGTCTGATGTAGTAATTGCAGAAGCAGTTACAGAAATCAACAATACTCTCACATCAGCCTTTGGCGATCTAGTTGCAACCGTTAAGTCTCTGCAAGAGCAGGTTAATGCAATTACAAAATCAATTGGAGCAGTAGCACAAGATGTTTCTGCAACAAGAGATGAGTTTAATGAATTTGGAAAGCGTGTAGATGCCGTTGAAGCAGATACAGCATTCCGAAAATCTGGCGATCTCGGTGAGATTGTTCAGGAACAACCAGAAATGGTTGAGAAATCCCTATGGGGCGGACGTTTCCTCAAAACAGCCGATCTATTTAGATAAATCACTTAGGAGGTGTAATAATGTCGGAAGAAATTAAGAAAAACCAGCCAGGTACAAGCGGACAACTGGGCGGAACAACTCCAGGCCTTTACCAAGGTCAGGGTGCATTCGCATCAGGTTCAGACGCAGCAGCAAACGTACCGGGAAATTACGGTGATGGTGGAGAACTTGGAAATATTCCAGTCGCACTAGCAGGCGTAACAACAGGCGCAAACGCAGTAAACCCTTCAGGTGATGTCGGAAGCGGTATTCTTCGTCCAGAACAAGCACGTCGTTTTATCGACTATGTTTGGGACGCAACAGTACTCGCACAGGATGGCCGTCGTGTAACAATGCGTGCTAACACAATGGAACTTGAAAAAGTTAACGTTGGTGAGCGTGTAATTCGTGCTGCTTCACAAGCAGTTGGTGACTATACCAACGCTGGAGCAACATTCAGTAAGGTAGAACTTACAACCAAGAAGATTCGTCTAGATTGGGAAGTTGCAGCAGAAGCACTAGAAGATAACATCGAAGGTGCACAACTAGAAGACCACATCGTTCGTCTTATGACAAACGCATTTGGTAATGACATTGAAGATCTAGCCATTAATGGTGACGGATCAACAGGATCATTCCTTTCAATTATGGATGGTTTCGTTAATAAGGTCAAGACAGATGGAGATGCTCACGAGTCAGAAGTGACCGTAGTAGATAATGCTTGGACAACAGGCGTTATGCAAGATATCATCCTAGCAATGCCACGTAAGTATCGTGCTATCAAGCAGAACCTAAAGTTCTATGCTGGTACAGATGCTTTCCAAGGTATTGTTAAGAATAATGGTACTCTTGCAGATGCTGTTGCAGAGGCTTTTGCTGGTCAAGTACCAGGAAGCACTCAAGCAAATCGTCAAGACTACCTAGATGGAATGGGCCAAACATTCGGTGGAGCACGTACAACTCGTGTTCTTGGTGTTGCGGTTCAAGAAGTTCCTTACTACCCTGCAGGCTATGTAGATCTTACATTCCCAGCAAACCGTGTATGGGGTTTCCAACGTGATATCACTGTTAACCGTGAGTACAAGGCAAAGAAAGACACTGTAGAATATACAGTATTTGTTCGCTTTGGTATTCAATGGGAAGAGCAGGATGCAATTGCGTTCGCTGACGCTGCTTCAGATTCTTAATCTGTAAACAGTTTTTGGGGGATGAGAGTTAATTCTCTTGTCCCCCTTTTCTATTTATAATGATATAATACAAGAAGGAGGATACTATGTCTGATGTTAAACAAAAAAATATACAATCCCTTGGACCAATTGCTGATAATGTATTTGGTACTGTTGTTGCATCTTCAGAGTCATTCTCAGAAATCAAAGAAAAAAAAGAAAAGCCCGTAAAAGACAACGTAGCCATATATTCTAACAAAAACATATACTCTTCAGGTTTTGGAAAAATATTAAAAGGCTACAACATAGTAGAAAGAATTAATGCTGAAAAATGGCTTACAAGGCCAGGGATTAGAATTGCAAGTCCAGAAGAGGTAGCAAAGGAGTACGGTCTATAACATGGATATATTAAGAGTTCCTACATACCCTAAAGTAACTACCTGGGATGTTCCAGATGCAAATAGTGACTATACAATTTACGTTGAAGATTTGGCAGATCATGTGTTACAGAGTTCAAATGTAACATCTACGACAGGCTCTAAAGTTACATATGCATTTCCCCAGTCAGATTTATTATTGGATAGAAATTTTTTGTTTCAAGTATTAGACGAAGATGAAAACATTGTTATAGAGGACACAATAGAAATAAAAAGACCATACATTGACCCAAACCTGCTTGGATCAACCGCATCTGAAGTATCAGAATACACACAGTTAGAGATGATTGCTAGATCAATTATAGATACAGTTGTCCAGGGTGGTTTTTATAATTCAAAAGAAATAATTCAAGGAGTCGGTCAAGGCTCTGATTATTTTAGTATTTGGAAAAGGTTTAACAAAATTTTAAAAGTATACGAAAATAATATTTTAATTTATGATTTTGAAACTCCAGATGACAACATATACACATTTAATATTACAGCCGACAACTCAGGAATACAACGTTATTTTGATTCACAGTATAACCGTGTTGAACAAGGTTCAATTGTGTTACCACCAGCATACGGAGATTTGGGGTCTGTTGGAAGTGGAAGAATTGTAGACTTCCCAAGAGGATATGATTATATTTTTGTTTTAGACGCAGGATATAAAACAGTTCCCGAAGATGTAAAATATGCCACTACTTTATTAATAGAAGATTTAAAATGTGGAAAATTAGATTACTACAAAAGATATGTTACTTCATACGACACAGATCAATATAAAATTCAATTTAATAAGAAAATTTTAGAAGGTACTGGAAACATGATAGTTGATAAAATTTTAGACAAATATGTAACCAATATTGTCAAACCTGGAGTGATTTAATGTTATGCGAACCAAATGACTTTATACATCCAATGTGTGCAGATATTTATTATGCAATATCTACCCAAGGTGGTTATGGAGAAATAAAAAAAGAATGGCTAGTCGATAGAACAATTGCCTGCAATGCTGCCCCTTCTACTAGAAAAAATATTGAAGAATTAGATCCAAAAATGATTTCTCAACTTAACAACAAACTAATTGCAAGATCCTCAACAGATCTAAGAATTTCATCTCTTGATAAGCCATATGCAATTACTGACATATTGATTACAAACGTAAGAGATATGCATGGAAATATGATATATAAAGAAACATCTGGTATTCGTTCTGGAAAAGGTACAATCTATGAAATTGCAACAATACAGCCCTTTGTCGGCCCTTTTGGAAACGTAGAGTCATATCAGATGGTTTGGAGACGTACCGAAAGCCAAGCGTCGGTAGATTAATGTTAGTTAGGTTAAATACTAAACTTTTTCAAAAACAACTAGACAATATGGTTGAGTACTCCTTTGGATTTTTAGAAGGAGCCGAAGATGGCAAAAAAATATTTTTAGATAATCTTGCAAGGGGAACTATTGAGGGATTAAAATTATACATAGACGCTATGGCAAGAGGTAACCCACAAGCATTGCACCACGTATATGAATGGTACCAAACAGGCAATAGGGGACAAAGATTGTTTGACATTGAATATAGAGTAACAAGTCTAGGAATATCTATTACTTCTAAATTTAGACAATCTCAATCTATTCAATCTGGATCTTATGAACCATTTTATAATAAGGCAAAAATTATGGAAGAAGGAGTTCCTGTTGTTATAAAGCCAAAGAATAGCAATGTCCTTGTTTTTGAGGACGACGGAGTCACAGTATTTACTAAAAAAACAATAGTTAATAACTCCCCTGGAGGAAGAGAGGTTAAAGGGTCTTACGAAAAAGTATTTGATGGATTTATGAACACATACTTTGCTCAATCATTTTTAACCTCAACAGGCCTTTATCAATACCTAGATAATCCTAAGATATATAAAAAGAATTTTACAGCAGGAATTAAAGGCGGTAGGTCAGTAGGAAAAGCAACGGGATTTAAATGGATGGTTAATGCAAAAGTTGAGGTAGAATAGTAATATGGTACTCGCCAGAGCAAACTTTGATTTTCCAGCATCATATATCAATGAGTATTTGCATGAGCAATTTAGTAAATATGAAGATATAAACATGGCTATAAATCCAAATGTACCATCATATATTCCATTTTTGCCTGCAGCACAAGCAGTTAATATTTCAGACATTTATCAGGATTTACAGACATCGGCAAATGAAAAACTTCCTGCTGTTTTATTTTATGACCGAATGATGCGCCTAAGATCTAGCGCTTTTCCAGTAGGCAAAAGAGAGCAAGTTTTGTATACAGTATACGGAGATATTGAAAGTTGTACTAATATTGGAAATGTAATGCTAGCGGTCCTAGATCGAGAAGACTACTCTGCTCAAGATTTAAATAAATGGATGACCGATAACAAAGCAAGCCTTGTTGCAAAAGAGTTACCCATGAAAGTATTTTTTAGAAGCATCAGGGTCTTTCAAGCAGACGAGTCTCAAGACTTGGTTGAGTTGGACGGATACAGAAGGGGAAGTGTTCACAAGTACATAGTAGAATACGACTATCATCTAAAAGACAATATAGACTTTCTTGAATTTGATAGGCCATTACATCCACAATGGCCACAAGAAGAATCATAATAAAAGGCTGTATAATTATGGATGAGGAAACAAATCGTCCATATACTAACCACAAAAAGAGGTGAATAAATGGCATATACAAGAGGTACATCTAGCGATATTATCGTTGGCGCTGCTGCACTGTTTACAGCAGATAGTACATTAACACCAGGAACTGTCCCTGCTTTCGTTTCAACTGAGTCTTACAAAACGACTCTATCTAATAGCGCTAATATCGCTGGCGGAATTGAAAACGTAGGATATACAAGTAATGGTATTGAAATCACATTCCAACCTGATTTCGGCGAAGTTCAAGTAGACCAAATTCTTGACGTTGCAAAACTTTACAAACAAGGTATGCAAGTAACACTTGCTACTTCTTTTGCAGAAGCAACTCTAGAAAATCTATTGTTCTCAATCGCAGGACAAGGCGATGATCTTTCAGGCAGCAAAACAACATCTGCAGGACGCACACTCAACCTCGCTTCTGGCGATATCGGTGAATGTCCAGTAGAGCGTGCTTTGATTGCAGTAGGTCCAGGAACAGGTGATTGTGACGAGTCATCTAGCGTTGAGCGTGTTTATGTTGCATACCGTGCACTTTCTATTGAAAATGTTACAGTATCAGCAAAGCGTGACACAGCAACAATGTTTGATGTTACTTTCCGTCTTCTACCAGAAGACTCAACAGGATCTTACGGAAAAATTATTGACCGTACAATCCAAGGTTCATAAAAAACTTAATAAAGAAAAGAAGGGCCCACTAGTCAAACTGGTGGGTCTTTTTTTTGATATAATGGAATTATGGCAAACACTGTTTATGATATTAAAAATGTATACTCTGTTGATAATTTTGAAATAGAAGTTAGTCCTTTAAAAATTAAATATTTAAGGGAATTTATGGATACCTTTCAATTAGTCAAAGATACTAATGGCGATGATGAAGCCACAGATGTTTTGATTGAGTGCATTAGAATATGCATGAAACAGTTTCATCCAGAATGGTCTAAAAATAAAAAAGATGTAGAGGACAATTTTGACATGCCGACAATATTTGAAATATTAGATGTAGCAGCAGGGATCAAAGTCAATAAAGACTCAAAAGATTCCGTGGCAAAAAACGTTACAGAGGACAAATCGGTTTGGGCAGATCTAGATTTAGTAAAATTAGAATCAGAAGCATTTTTGCTGGGAATATGGAAAGACTACAATGAATTAGAAACTTCTATATCTATGCCAGAACTAATGGCCATTCTTAAATCAAAAAGAGAAGTTGATAATGAAGAGAAAAAATTTCTTGCTGCTATCCAGGGTATTGATTTAGATAAGAATAAACCACAAGAAGAAGACCCCTGGACTAAGTTAAAAAATAAAGTATTTAATGGCGGAAGACAAGATAATGACATTCTTACCTATAAAGGCGACAAAGCGAGGAGAGCAGGCTTTGGCATTGGCATGGGGTTAGATTATGAAAATCTAAATTAATGTATAAAAAAACAAGGTTTTGTGATATAATTAAGTTCAACCTAAACAGGAAGGGAAGTATATGCCAACAGTAAAATCAGAAGGAACAGAACTCGTCTTGATGGATGGAACAAAGATTAGTGTTAGACCACTAAAACTTTCGTTGTTAAGACCATTTATGAAGAAGTTTGAGCAGGTCGCAGCAGTAGCCGAAGATAATGATAAGTCTATGACATTACTCGTAGAATGTGCTCAAATTGCTATGGAGCAATTTAGTCCTGAATTATCTAAAGACATTGATAAGTTAGAAGAAATATTAGATCTTCCAACAACTTATAAAATTATTGAAGCAGCCTCTGGAATTAAATTAGCAGATGCAAATGCTCTTTTAAATACAGTACTTGCAAATAACGAATAAATAAACGGGGTGTAAATGAATGGCTGATGTAAACGCTAAAATTGGCGTAAGTATAGATGCATCCGCCGCTTTAGCAGAATTAAAAAGTTTACAGAGGCAACTAGCAGCCTTTCATTCATCTCTATCAAAAGGCAGCGCAGCCTCTGTCGCAGCGCAAAAAAATCTATCTACTAATCTTTTAAATTCAATTAATGCTACGGGCAAATTTACTGCCCAAATGGGATTAGTAAGAAGTTCTACAGAATCCTTTACTCACTCACTTGAAACAAACAAACTTTCAATGCGTGAGTATTTCCGTTATGCAGGCGGATCTACCAGAACTTTTGGAAAATTATTTAAACAAGAATTTAACACTATCGGGAAAGTTGCTGAAGAACGTGTTAAAAAGATGCAGACTCAATATATTAAAATGGGTCGTGATGCATCTGGAGCAATTAAGGCAATGTCAATTACTCCAAGAACATTGGACATGAATGACTATGCAACTAAAACAGCGCTAGCAGCACAGAAACAAGCATTATTTAATCAACTATTAAAGCAAGGATCTACAAATCTTTTAAATTTTGGTAAAAACACTCAGTGGGCAGGTCGTCAATTAATGGTAGGTTTTACAATACCACTTGCATATTTTGGAACAGCAGCATCAAAAACATTTATGG